TTCGTTGTTGTGATCTGATAGGCATGATTACCCGGGATTGCATGGACAGAGACATCCGTGATATCGTATGTGCTGGTTCCCACGTTGGCAAACAAAATTACTGATCCGTTTGCGACAATGATTGCTCGTTGAACGCCACCAGCTGACGCAAATTGTGTGTCTGTCGCTGATGTTCCTATTCGTGCTTTGAATGATCCAGACACATAGTTTGCTATGATGACGGTTACTAAGTATGCGGTTCCGGCCACGGCATTTATTCCGACTTGAAAATACGATCCAGCTGGTGTAGCGGAGTATGTGACTTTACCTCCGGAGACTGCTATGTTGGATGTCCAATAAGCCGGGTTGTCAAGTGTCGTGTCAGCAATCAACTCTGGTCCGTATGACACACCCTTAGATTTATCCAGCATCAACCCCACTGGCTGTTCCATACCAGTGACAGATGAATTGCTCAGGCTGTCTTGATACAGCGAGTGCTGCGGATAAAGTGCTTGGAACTCGTTGTTCCAGTTTGTGATTGGTTGATATGCTGTTGCCACTGCGCCGGCTTCTATCTGAGGGTGGTATATGTAGATGCCTTGTCCAGCAGTGCCTTGATAGCTGCTAGGTGAATAAGCATGAATTCGGAGACCATTGGAAGTTGTACCTGGGTATATCCATCCGGTGATTGAGCATCTCCACCATCCATTGCCCGCTGAAGTTATACTCGTTGTCAGACTGGCAGGATTGAACGTGACTGTGCCAGTGTCAAGATTGAATATGACATAGTTACCGAACCATTGATAGGCGTATAATACCAATGCTGTTCTCTCAGCCGATTTAGCGTACACCGACATGGTACACCAGCCCTCTTGTGTACCCCACGTCATAGCATAGTTAGGGGTCAGCATATGTGTGGTTAGGGTACCGTCTTCGTCTAACTTGAATGCGTTGTTACCACCATCTGGATCCGTGCCGGCATTTGCTGTTACCACTACAGCACCCTTGGACCAATTACCAAGAGTCAACTGATCAGTCCACGTGAATAGATTTTTTCTGGCGTTTAGTTTATCCTCGGACAAATCAGCAGGTTCATACCACACACCAACTTCTCCGGCGGTGAAGGCGTGGGCCGGTTGGTAATCTGTGGCGACATTTACTCCGTTGCCTATTGTGATGCCTGATCCTATTGATATCGCCATTAGTATGCCCCCGTGAGGTTGTTGACGTATGTTTCGAGTCCGGTGATCTGGTCTGCATGACACAACGTACCACGGATGATGATTGAGTATAGTTTTCCAGAGAAGAATGTGCCAATGCCAGTCCCTGCTCTAGCCCCTATATACATCGGATACGATGCTGAAAAGTTACCGGTTCCAGTGTCGTTTACTCCACCTAAGGTAATAGTTGGGGTGGCCCCGTTTACCCGATAAACCGGCGATGAGTTAGCATATGTGGTTCCTGCGCTGTCTGCCGAAGCTGCCACAACAGCAGTCCACGGAAACGTTTTAGCAGGGGTAGATGGATAAGTGTAAGAACCAGATGCCCGATGTACCAACACGGTATCACCAGACACTGTATTTGACACCGCAACAGAAAAGGTGTATGTTACCAATGTTACATTCGTTCCTAACTCAAAAAGAGTCTGTGTACCGGCTACGAGATTCGTGACCCCATAGAATACAGTAACCTTGTCAGTGTTGAACGGAATGACACTGGTCACCATAAAGTCATCAACACCGTCGAACTTCAGATAGCGTTTGAATCCACTGGTGTTATACACCGAAGCAGAAGTGATCCATTGATATGTTGTGGCAACTGCGCCGAACTCAACTTGTGGTTGACACACCACACAAGACCCCGCTAAGGCACCATTTCCAACACCGGTTGATTGAGTGGCATTTGAGGTGAAGGCTGGGTATACAGCAAACCGCCATGTTGCCGCTGTTACTGTTGATGTCAGTGACACCTTCCAATAATTGGCATCATACGACACACATGTAGCAGATGACGGAACTATCGTCAGACCCGTATATGCCGTCCATACTGTTGCTATACCGTTATTGGTATCAATTGTGGCAAGAGCCGATGGTGGATTCACAATTGCCTGTAACACCGGAAAGACTGTGGCTCCGACAGTTTTCTTTATAAGCACCGAGAAAGTACAAGTGGTAACTGGCAACACCACGCTGTTGAATACATAATCCAGCGCACCGCTTACCTTAGTCACTGTCCATGCCGTTGTAGTTCCGTCCGGGGCCACGGCATTTTGTGTGGTTGCTACTGTTTTCGTCCAAGCGGCGTTGGTGAGGTCCTCAGAGTAAGTCAACAGGTTCACTCGTGCAGACAACACTGGGCGTTTTGTGGTGGTGGCTTGATATGCATGATTACCAGTGATGTTATGAACAGAGATGAGGTTGAAGTCTCCAACCATATTTCCATTTTGAAGCAGACATAGTATATAGGTCGTGGTGCCTACGGCAGTGAAGGTGAAGTTTACGTTTGGCCCCATGCCGTTGCTGATTTCTATGCCGCCGTACCCCAGCGTTGATGCGTCCATGTACACCAGTCCAGTTCCAGAAACTAACGTTGCAGTTCCGGTGACTTGATACACACCACCAACCACGGTGGTAATTGCGGCATATGCTCTGCTATATGGATATGCTCCTCCGGGTTGACTTACGCGCAACGCACCATTGACAATGCTTATGGTACAACCGGTGCCTTGAGGTGTCCATCCGGTGGTAGCAGTGAACGGACCGCCATTGGCCATCAGTTCCGGTCCCGGCGCTAACCCCTTACTCTTATCCATCATCAGCCCCACCGGCTGTTCCATTGCTGTTACAGCGGTGACACGATTGCTGTCTTGATACAGAGTGTATTGGGGATATGCTGCGACAAGTTCAGCACTCCAGTTCGTTACTTTTTGATAGGCAGTTGCTGTAGCCGCTTGCTCCATTTGAGCACCGTAGAGGTAGGTTGCCAATCTACCATCTGACACATAAGTTTGAATGCCGCTAGCGGAACTACATCCGACCCGACACTCCATTTGCAGAGAGTTTGTTATTGGACGGGTGAAAGTACAGCGATATATGCCGTTCCCCACTGAAGTGATTGTTGCGACACCGCCGGTATCCACTGATCCTAGGGCGCCGGTTGCTACATTGAACCATGCGCTTTGTGGGACTGTTGCTACTGTTGGAATACGACCGATACAAATAAAATATATCCAGTCTCTGCCGCCGGCTTTGGCATACACCGAACAAGTAATATAACCAGTGGTCGTTGTTGGGACGCCCATTTGGAAGATGTACGGAGTAGATGATCCTGTAACTGTTTCTGTCAGGGATGTCATAGACATCAGACCATCTGGACCTAATGCTGCGGATGGAGTAGCAGTTACCACAGCTTTCGTCCAAGCAGCATTTGTGAAGTCCTCCGAGTAGGACAGTAGATTCCGTCTATAGGCCAACTTCGCCTCGGATAAATCAGCAGGTTCATACCACACCCCAACTTCGCTCTGACCGAACATCATGTCTGGACCATGGACTCGGTCCATGGCGATGCCGTTTCCTATGCTTATTCCTGGTCCAATTGATATTCCCATCGTGTATTTATCTTGTGCCAAAAAGGAGCAGACCGAAGTCTGCTCAAGCTTCCCATCCCGGGGAGTTATCTTATTTAGTTTATAACAACCGATCATCCAGTTTACCAAGCTGTGTTAGCATACTACGGACTCGGTTCTGTAGGACAATAATGTCTTTATCACCTGGGTCGAATGGCTTAGCTCGGAGGAAGTCACCTGCTCGTTCATTGAATGCTGCTATCAATTGGCGTGCTACATGAAACTTGTTTTTATGTTTTACTCGTAGAACCGCGTTCGCATATCTTTCTGCTATGGAGAACTCGGTTTCAAAGTCCAAGTCGATTTCCATTATGCTTTTCCAGACGACATTTTTATCAGTAATTTCACTGATCTTCATCAACACTCCTTAACTCCTGGTAGAGTTCTCTTAGTGCCTGTTGCCCTCTGGCTATATTTTCTTTACCGCGCTCTACAAGCTGTGCAAGGAATTCTTGAGTGAGCATTTGTGGTTCTTTATACTCGTTGATTGGTTCATTATTCATCTTCTATTTAGTACACTTGTCGTTGTGCCATCGGTTTAGGACGTTTACGGGCACCTAATCTTCAAGATATGCGAAGCCACTCTTGATAATGCGAATAGAACCGTCGTTCATGGCAACTTCATATTCCGTGCGATCATCGCTGAGGCACACATCACCACAATCATCAAGACCAATGTCATTGGCTGAAAGAGCATATTCCATAGCCTCTTTCATCATCTTCTCGTACTGCCTGCTTGTCGTGGCAACACTTGCGATGCGATCATCAGCTGGAATGTCATCTTCCTCTTCAAGCATGTCGGTCATATCGTTGTCAACCAGGTCCTTGATGTGCCGGGCATAGGACGCAGATACTTTTTGGTCTGTCTTGTCGTATGCGATAGATATTTGGGCCGGACTTAGCCCTTGTTTCAGCTTGACGATTATTTCTTGGTCAATCGTAGGTATCATTTCGTTTCCTTTTGTTTACAGTTATCACCATGCCACCGCTTGTACATACCAATGCTCACTGTTTTTTGACAGTGTTCGCACGTTGCTTTTCGCTGAGAGGGGTGGGTTCCCTCAGAAAGTCTTTTCAGATTAGCTGCTGAACCCATAAAGTTGTGGGTACCTGCCTCTACTCGTTTCTTGTTTTGTTCGGGTCCGAGGAAGTTATGAGTGCCTTCTTCTACCAATCGTTTGTTTTGTCTGCCCTCAAAGTTAGGGGCATTACCGTTTTGCCACTGATGAATACCCTGCGCTAAACGCCATATATTCGGGTTGTTAGCAAGCCATACGTGTTTTCCGTTTTTCATCGCCGCCTTTGCGTTGCGACCGTCTTTGTTTGGGTTTCTGTCACCTTGTAATGGGTGAGTGCCTGAGGCAACTTTTTCTAGTTGCCGCTTACTTATTTCTTCACCTCGTTCTGGATTCTTCCTTAGCCAGTGGTTATCGCCACTTATTTTTGCCACGATATCGGGGTCCTTCATAGGATTATTTTGACTGGAGAAACCAACAGAGTCAGTCGTTTGGTTCATGCAGCCTTCATTACCAAAATGTTCGAGGAGATAGCGTTCTTCTAATAGCTTTAGCGAAATATCATCATTCGCGTACTCCAATATCTCCCTGATAAGAGTTGTCTTGTCTTTTATGGAGAGCGGCCAAAGACCCGAACCAATGTAGCCGTCGTCAAGGTTTTCGGTTGAATGGCGGCCTATATAGTATTTTCCGTTAGTATGGGTTGTTTTGTAAATAAAGTGTTTCATCAAGTATTTAGTCTGCTGCGTTATGTGTAATAATAGCATACCTGGATGATGAAGTCAAGGAAAAAGGGCGCTCGGAAGCGCCCTTTTGTTGTTTGATACGCGGGAAACCCGCTGCTATCAAAATGATATCACTGAAACGTGAGGTTCGAAACTGCTATCTCTCCGACGTAATCGGCCGCATTACCAAAACTGCTGGCGGTGTTAGTAAGCTCTATGTAACCGTACCTCGTCATGAACGACACGACTGGTTCGAACGTAGCTGGGTCAAGAACAACGCCAGAACTCATCAACGGAATGTAAGGGCAATAGAATGCCGCTGCATCAGTTTCAGATGTTCCTTTGTATCCAACCAACACCGGAGTTGTATCAGGTGCATAGCTGTCCACGAACACGCGCATTGCGCCATTCAGAGTACCGACGAACTTGGTGTTCGTAGGAGCTTCGAATGTACCTTCTGTCGTGCGAGCAAATGCGCTGGTTGTAGCCGACTGCAACACTGTGAGTGCTGCTGAGCTAACAACTGCCCAGTTACCTGCGCCGCGACGAGTGCGCTGAGCGATCAAGTTTGCAACGCGGTTGATCAACACTGCGAGAGCAGCGTGTTCGTCACCAACGTATGTAGCTGTACCGGAAACCGTTGCTTGGTTGAACGTGTACTCTGTCGATGCGAGGGTACGCAGTGACAACAGAATTTCTTGGTCAATTTCAGCGGTGATTTCTTGGGCCAGAGCGGCCATGATTTCAGCTTCTACGTCAATGCCGTGTTGTGCTTGAGCATCTTGCGCTGCTTCAAACGTCCAGCGAGCTTGCAATTTGCGGCTCTTGGCTTCAACAGCCTGACGCAGAATTTGCACGGAGATTTGCTTGCCGCCGTTGCCTTCGAGTGCTGCTGTATTATTAGCAGTGTAGGTTGAGGTGGAAGTTGTTCCGCTTGCTACTGTGGAGTAAGCTTGAGCGATCATGAACGGACTGAGCGCTTCTTGACCGGCTGTGACGCTGGTTGCTGCTGCGCTTGTGTCTGTCAAGCTGTTGGCGTAACGCACACGCAGAGTGTGAATTTGACCAACTGGGCCTGTCATTGGCTGAACGCCGACCAATTCGTTAGCGATAACGGTTGGCATGACACGACGAATAACTGGCAAAATCACACGATTCAACGTGGCGATGTTACCGGCTGTGGTTGTACCGACTGAAGATTCAGACAGTAATTGCTTTTTGGTGTTTTCAAGAATAACACCCATTGTTGAACGGCGAGGTCCCTTGAGTCCTTCTAACAGGGCTTCTTTGGTCTCATTCCAACGGCCTTCTAAGAGTACTTTTGACATGTGATTTTCTCCTAATATGTCTATTTTAAAGCCCTGCCAGACGCTTGATGTCAATCACGTTGTCACGTGGTGTATCAACTAAATCTTGCTTGGCAGCTTTATCTCCGGTGACTTCTTTCACGGTTTCTCTGAGTTGGGTTTTAGCCTTGCCAGATCCACTGTTCAAAACAGCCGGTAGATACTTATCGAAAGATGCGCTCAACTTTGCAGTCTGCACACTCTCTAGTAAATCCTTCATTACCGTTGCTTTTTCCTCGTTCAGAGTACTCAGCAATTTAGTCATCGTGTCCTTGCGAACAGCCGATTCCTTGATAATGCGGACTTCACGTTCCTTACTTTCCACCAGAAGTTTTGCCTTCTTGGTGATTTCGATGGATTCAGCCAGCTTTTTGTCTTTCTGTGCTAACTGTGTCATCAATTTGCGAGTTTCAGCTTTCTCATTCAGATGAGTAACTGAGAATTCACTTGCAAACGCTTCGAAAAGACGGCGGCCGAAATTGTTTTCCCGTGCCGATTTGATGTCTTCCTTGAGCTGACCTAATTCACCCTTGAGTTGCTTGGTAACCACAACGTTCAGACGCTTAGCGGATTCTGTTACGAACTTTGCTTTGAGCGCTTCAAGTTGCTTGCGACCTTCGGCGACTAACTTGACCTTGGCTTCAACGACAGCTTTCTTGTCTTGTGAGAATTCTTTGATTTCACGTGCCAGAGCGTGAACAATGAATTGCTCAAGCTTCTGCTGACTTTCGTTCTGTACTTTGCGATCTGCGCGGACTTCCTTGATTTCTTCGGCCAGTTTAGTAACCATGAAATTGCTGAATTTCGTTGCTGTTTCGCTCAGTTTGCGTTTTGCTTTTACGCGGTCTTCGTTCATCGCCTGCTTTTCACGCTGAAATTCGGAAATCTCAGTTGTCAAGCCGGTGGTGACCATTTTATCAAGGGCTTCTACCATCACGTTTTTGTCATGTTCATAACGTTGCGCAAATTCCTCTCGGAGTTCTGCGCGTACTTGCTCACGAGCCTCGGTCAACTTAGAGTCCCAAGCTTCATTTATAGCCTGGCTAACCTCTTCATTGATCAATCCGCTCTCAAGTAATGGTTGTAATGCTTTATCAATCATTAACTTCCCCTTTATAGTTTGAGGTCTCTGATCAGACGAACCACTTCGTCCTTCAGATACTTCTGTACCTTTTTGTTGCCTTGCGATTCTTTAGCGATCTGGAGAGTTCTATGACCATATTTCATGTTCATCATTCCCTCGTAAATAGCTTTAGGGTAAGCATTGGGTGCTGACGGTTGGGCAACAACATCTACAGTGATTATTTCAAAATCACTGACACGGCCATCAGCTTCGTTAACGTTTCCGCTACCTCTGCTTGACACGCCTAGTTTGACGCCAGCTTCCAACATGGTAGTTACTAACTGTCCCATTGGAGTTGGCAAAATCTTTAGCTTTCCGAATCCATTTGCCCCGTCCATCCACATTTGAGTAATCATATGGGACACACGGTCAAGATTGATCTTCAGATCGTCCGGGTGATCAACTTCACCTAGTACGCTATAGCCAGTGGTGATTTGTTCATTGAGTGTATTCACAGCAGACTCAATCTCAGAAACGGGATAGACGCGCTCATTCGCGTTCTTGATCCCTCCTTGAATAAATATGCCTTTCATGTAAAGAGATTTTTTATTCCCTTCACCATCACTCTCAACCACCATACCAGCTT